TTAGAAAGATTTGCCACATAAATTTTAGGTACTTTTACAATTTCAGTTTCAATTGGGATACCCCCACTATGTTTTAATATTATCATATCCTTTCTCTTTTGAAAATTAACGCTTCTAATTGAATTAAATCTGTAGCATTTGCTAATTGCACAGACAACACTAGGTATTGTTGAACTGTCCAATCTATTGAAAATGTACCTAAAGAACTATTTCCTGAACCCCAATAAGTAAACGAATTTGTGCTGCCCGGTTTGTATGATTTCATTGTTGTTGTTGAATCAACAAAAAAGGAACTCAATAATGAATATTCAAGATGGTTTGTCGAGTACGTTGAAATTAAAACAGGTGTACCTGCTAAATTAGCAGTTGTGTTTATATAAGTTTTTATTGTTTTTACTCCAGCTGTACCAATAGCAGTTAATAAAATTTCTTGGTAAATCCTATCTCCAGTAACAAAAGTGTTAGCAGGTATCGAAGCTGTGTATTTTACAGTTTCAGTTGTATTACCTGTATGACTTGAAGGGGTTATAGTTAACGCTATTGTTTTATCTTTATTAAACCGAGAATCATCTCCTGCTGCAACCGTTCCAGCGGCTGTTCCGAAGTTCCCTCTTAATGTAGCAGGGGTAACAAATTTATCTGTATTAGTTCCTGTATTAACTTCTGATTGTGTAGCTTGATAAGGTACATCTAAAAATTCCCAAGTTACTCCATTAGAGTAATACATTCCTTTAGGATAATATGTACCCCCCAAATTTCCTGGAAGCCATGAGGTACCCTGTGAAGCTGATGCCCAATAGAATTTGCCAGTAACTGTAGCAACTGCTGGTAGAGCAGAATAATTAGCTACTAGTGTAATATCATCAAAAGAATCTTCTGAGTGTATTAAATCAAATTTTCCAGACAATGGGTTGTATTTTTGTATAATCCCCATATTAACTATAAGCTATGTTAGTGATATTAGAACCATTGATTGCAGGATTTACATATGTAATAGTTTCTGTAATTGTTTCTACGCCAACAGGAGTTGTTCCCGTATGAACTATTGAAGTTACATTTAAAGTACCTGTTCCATCATAAGTTAAGGCTCTATTATAATCAGTAGCTCCTTGTATCCTATTCATTTTAGAAGTAATATTATTTTCTAATAAAGTTAACATATCAGCTATGTTAACATCTTCATTTATTAGTTGGATGATTGCATTAAGTGCTCCTAATTCGGAACCATTTTTTTGCTTAAATCTTAATATTTGTTCTGCTGTTAAAGCCATTTATTTAATTATTATTAACAAGCTGTTGGTAATAATTTATATGAATGTCTAATGATTAGACATATTTGTTCTTCGGTTAAGCAATTAGTATCTGCATCTGGATTATAAGTACATAGTACACTCAAGTAACCATCTACTACTTTCATCTTCTTTTCCTCACAAGCTATGTTTTTACCTATAGCTAACTTATCAGATATAGTAGCTCCTAATGTAGCTCTTCTACAAGTGATTAATTGTTTATGTTTTAATAGACAAGCTGAAGTTAAAACCATTATGCGAAACTTACTACTTTATATAATAATTTACATTTTAAAGGACTATCTCCTGTTGTGAAGTTTGCAGTAGCACAATCTACTACTAAAGCTTGATTTAGTAAACTTCCACTAGCTACTGCTGTAGTTAATACAAATTTAGTTACCAAATCTGAAGCACTAGTTACTGTTGTTGCTGCTACATTACCTACAGATACTGTTCCTATTCTTAAGTGAATAGCTCCTCCTGCAGCATATGTTGCAGATTCATAATCTAGGAACACCCAGAATTCTAAAGGAATAATTAATGTATTAGCTCCTTGTGCAGGTACCACTGTAACAGGAGTACTATTAAGAGCTAATATCTGTGCTGATGAAATTTCAAATTCATCATATAAAATATCTCCTAAAGTAAAAGCTAAGTTAGCTTCTGTTATTACTCCATCAGCAATAGTTACAACTCCTGTATTAGACATTGTGACATCTCCTGATAATACCCTAGGTACTGCAGTAGTTCCATTTCCTACTAATACTGATTTATCTGTGCTTAAATCTATTGCTATAGGTCTATCAGAACTATTTCCAATAATAGAACTACCTTCTGGTAAATCTTCAACTTTAGCTAATGTAATTGCTTTATCTACTATTTTAGCAGTAGTAACAGCCCCTGTTAAAATATGAGAAGCTTCTATAACTGCTGCTTTACTAACATTAAGATCAGGTTTTACAACAGCATCCCATGTAGAACCATCCCAATAAAAATCTATTTCTAGATCTATCATAGCTTGATTATTAGATAGAATATATCCAAAAAGTGATATATGTTTACCAGCTCCTGTGTCTGTTGTAAGACTTGTATTACCTCTATAGAGTACAGTAAATTTACTTCCTACTACAGGGGTTCCTGAGTGAGTAACAGTATAAGCTGCTCCTAATGTGATAGTACCTGTTGAATTAATTAAGACTACAGAATCATGATAACTTACAGGAATAGATTCTGAACCTCCCCCTGCTGTAATTGTGTAAATATCTAATGAAATTGATGTAGCCATATTTATGCTTTATTTAAAAATTCAACACTCATGTAATAACATGTTAAAGTCTCTGCTGCAGTTACATTAGATCCTTTTAATTTAAAGATAGTAGTAGTAGCAGTTAAGCCTGTAACAGGCACAGTAGCTGAGAATATTTGTCTAGCTCCCATTAGATTACCATATGCAGGATCTGATTCCATAAAAAAATGCTCTACTGTTAAGTTAGTAGCAGAAGTTCTAGTAAATATACTTTCTGTTCTTAAATCTAAGTTACCCCTACCTCCACTCAATCTTCCAAAGTTTACTGGAAATAAACAACTAGTACCATCTACAAAAATATCTATAGAAGATCCTTTTTCATCAGTAGTATTAAAATATGATTTTAATTTTATCTGGTCTCCCACAGTAGCTAGTTGATCAGCAGGTAAAGTATAAGTCATTCCTGATAAATCTACATAACTCTGAGAGTCAGTAGTAGCAGGTGTAACATTATTGAATAATATAACGGAACCATCAGCTCCATCAGCCCCAGGGTCTCCTGCAGGTCCTGCTGGACCAGTATCTCCTAAAGCTATAGGAAGTGTTATAGAATCACATGAACAATCTTGGCAAGTTTCACAGCCCATAGTTTTTAGCAATTACAGTTTTCAAAATTACAAAGTTTTTGAATCTGAGTTAATAATTTATTGATTGTAGTAGTATGACCACATCCTCCCATAGCTAATAAGCTATTGTATAGTCCTTGAGCAAAAAGTACTCTATTTATAAATTCTTCAGTCTCACATTCACTACACATTTTTGTAGGAACCTGAGCCCATAATTTATCAATACAGCATTTTACTCTTCCTAAGAATAGTTTATAGATTTTATAGTAGAATGTACCCTCTTCTGTTACTAATGTATAATAAAAAGAATATACTCCATCTATAGCATAGTCTAGAGTAATATCTGAATAAGTAAAAGTTCCAGTAACAGGATCAGGAATTTCAGACATAACATCTACTTCCTGAGTTTCCCCATTTGGGAAAGTTATAAGAATAGTGGCTGCTAAAACATTATTAGCATCTGGGTTAGGATGATTCCATCCAGTAGGGTTAGTAGTAACATGATATATATCTGTTATATCAGAGATTGATACTTCTGTACCACTATTTTTGTAACATATAGATAATAAGGGAGCAAATGCCATTGTAGGTTATAAATTAAATTTTAGATAAAATTTTAAAGAAAAGTAGAGAGTAATTGAATACCCTCTACCTTTTTATTTATAAATCTACTAGATAGCTAATTCACCACCTACAGCACCATATAATAGTACTTCAAGTACATCTGTGATATCATCTGCTAAAGATGTAGCCCAGTCTGGAGTAGTACTAGGAACTGCTAATGTTACTCTTTTTGGAGTATTAACATATCCTAAACTATCTTTTCTACCGTCTTCAAATTCTACATCAATAAGGTCATAACCAGTATTAGCTACTAATGAAGTTTGAGCATAGATATTAGGCTCTCCCATTCTAAAGATTTCTCCGTTGTTACCAGATACAAACCATTCTAGTTCTGCAATTTGTTCGTAAGTACCAATTCCTTCTGAAGCTGTAGCTGATTTAGTAATTGCAGTAGCACCAAAACCATCTGTAGATAAACTAGTAGTCCATCTAACTTTTTTGTATTTCAATTTTCCTTTAGAGAAAGGTTGAGCAACACCTGTTAATTTAAGACCCCAAGTACCTGCAGCAGCTTGTGCAGCAGTAACAAACTCAGTAGCAGCAGTAATATCTGCAGAAGTTGTACTTCCTTGGAAAGGGACATCCAGTTCTAATGTCATAGGAGTTCCTGCAGGTGTAGCACCTGTACCAGAAGTAACTGTTACAATTTTGTAAACAGGACTAGTTACAGCAGTTCCTACACGAATGTAATCTCCTGCTACAACAGTTGCATTTACCTCATCAGATCCTAACATTGGTAATCCTGCAGAGTTAGTACCTACTACATACTTAGACCCTTTTGTAAAGGTATAATGAGTAGCATCTGTACCAGCAGTGATGGTATTAGCAGCACCAGCATGGTCAACTACTCTCTCAAATTTAATAACTTGATCAGCTTCTCTAGAGAAGTTAGCGATAGCACTTTTTACTAAACCTTGAGCAATTTCTTCTTGTGTAGCAGAAGCATCTGATTTATACACCATGTCTTTGATATATAACCCACCATGATTAGATGTAATAGATTGATTCAAGTTAATTGAAGCTCTATATACAGTAGAATTAGCTACTTCAATAGAACCTGAAGTTCCATTATAACCAATATAATCTACTTGTTCAGCAGCAGCCGCTGTAACTTTTTTACCTTTTCTAGTTACTTTTGTAGGGTCAATTACTGGAGTTTGTAAAGGTGCAACACCTGTACCACGTCCTACAGCTAGAATAAATCTAGTGCTAGTAGTTGCAGCAGCCTCAGTTAACTTAACACCTGCTGGTGTAAATATACCGATTTCACCATCTGCTAAAGCATTGATAGTAGTAGCTGCAGTTGTTACATCACCTGCCTTACCTACTAATAAAGATTGGTAATCTTTTTGTGAAAATGTATTCATTTTAATTTATTGTTTTAGTTAATATAATTGTTGTTGTTTAATTTTTATAAGTTAGTTGTAATTTGTCTGTAAGTTACGATAGCTCTAATTACACCTGCTGCGGTACCAGGCTGTGTAACCTCTGTACATTTTAGGTTGATTGTAGAACCTACTGGTAAATCATAATCAGCAGCACTAAGTGCTCTTAGATGAACTACTTGGTCTCCTGCTGCAGTAATTAAATCTGCAGTAGCAACTGCTGGACTCACGGTAGTAGTTCCAATTCTTACTACTAAATCATCTCCTGCACCACCAGTATAAGCTGCTGTTGCAAAGTCATAAATTAGTGTAGCAGAAACAAACTCTAAAGCATAATCAGAACTAGGAGCTGCTACTAGAATAGCCCCTGCTGAGTGACCTAAATCACCTGCTGAAGTTCCTACTATATTAGCTGAAGCTATTGTTACTTCTTTTACAAACTCTGTTACATTAGCAGATAATTTAATTCCTGCTGTAGAGCCAGATAAATCTACTAAACCTGTAGGAGATAATCCCCCATCTTTGATTAATAAACCATCTACTGTTACACCTGCTGCAGAAGTAGATTCTTGAATTACATCTGCTTCTAATGTACCATCAGCAGGTTCTAATTCGTTTACTACATCTACTAAGGCATTAAATTGTTTTGAGTATACTGGGAATCTGTCATTACCTTCTCCTGGGAGATGATTTGCAGATGTTACTTTATTAGCTGTTGACATTTATAAATATGTTTAGTTAATTGTTATTATTGTTATTTTTTCTTATTTATTGCCATTATGGGTAAACTTCTATTTCGATTGGAGTGTAATTTAATATGTTATTTACTTTTATGGTTGTATCTGTCGTAAGAATATCAATTGACGAGCCAACAATATCATCTACATCTATTTTTATTGAATCGTTACCCCTTTGTCCTATCATTATAAAAGTCTTATTTTTATTATAAAGATTATTTGGGGAAGCAACTCTAACTCTACCATCTGAAACAAAACTAAAAATTGGAATTTCGACAGTTGTATTAACAAAAGGAGCAAAATCTCCATTTGAATCTGTTGAAACTATGTAAGGACTTCCATCATAACTTAATGTTGTTCCTGCATCTACACTTAATGTTTGGTCTGTTGCACTTCTATATTTACTACCAACAGCGTAAAGAGTTCCGCTTACTAATTCTAAAGCTGCAATAGTAGCAGCATCAGCAGCATTATAAGCCTCTAAAGTCCATATTTGACCAGCTACCATTGTAGGGTCTGTTGTTGTTGCTATCGGTGCATTTTGGCTTAGTAAACACTTATATCTTAAAGGTTCATCAGAAGTTAATACTGCGTTAGCAGGTTCTAAATTAACATCTAAGAATGTCTTAAAATCTGAAAGAGTCATTTCAACTTCTCTATCATTATACTTTAATGATACCTTATCTGATAGTTTTAAATTAGTTTTTATAATTTCTTTAGCCATTGTAGATCTTAGTTATTAATTCTTTCTTCGTTAACTTTAATTTGATATTCTTGAGAAGCTGTAGCACCTGATGCTATCCTCACTGCCATATCTACTATTTCTCTGTGGGAAAGTGGATCTAATTCACAATCTTGTTGAATTAGCGTAGTTCCATCCCCTGTTGGAATAATATCCTGTGCTTGTTTTAAATATCTTAAATGGTAAGTATTAAATGTAAATGTACCATCTGAGATTAATTCTATTCTTTTATTTCCTGATTGCGAGAAGTCTAATCTCCAAGCAAAGTCTGTTGATAATCCTTTAGCTTCAGGACGCTTAAAAGGGTTATATAGTTGTATAGTGTACTCATCTTCTGTTATTACTCTAATAGGAATTCTTGTTCCATTAGTACAGTCATTTGAAGATGCGATAGTTACTTCCTCTTTTAGTGGGAGCATAAAATCTGATGGTAAGTCAAAGAAATAGCCATTTGGATTTACTCCTGTTTGAGTGGTAGAAGGTGTAGAGGTTGTGTAGTTCTTTTTAAGTTCTACAAACTCTCTACGTCTTCTATCATTCTGTTCTATTGAACTAAATGGATTATAGCCACTTTTAATGAAAATATCTTGAGCTTTAGTTAGAAAGACTGATACTTCCTTATCAGAGTATCCAGGACTATCTAATGATGTAATCTTATCAAAGAGTACATCAAACTCATATCTCATTTCATTAGCGTCGATGATTTCTAGTTTTTAAATTCGTAATTCCATTTAATTCTTTTATTTTTAAAGTTGTGCTTTTTCTACTAAAGCTTCTAATTGTAATCTAATATCTTGATTAGCAGGATCGTCTAAGAATTTAATTGCATTTGCTAGTGTAGCTCTTTCAGAGGCTTTACATAAAGTATCTCCTTCTGGGAGCATATACTGACTGTTAGCTCCTTTAATAACAGCTTTAATCTGTAAAGCTTTAGCTAAGAGTAATCTAGTATCATAATCTGGATCTTCTAAAGTCTCCAAGAATTGATTAACATTGTTTTCTATTTGAGCATCTACTTGAGCTATTAGGAACTCTTGTTTAGAATTTTTAGCAGGACGTTTTCCAATAACTGTTAAGAAATCCATCATTGCTTGTCTATTAGTAGACATTTTTCCAGATAGTTTATAAGCTCTTCGTAATTTGTCTCCTTTAGAAACTTGGCTTACTAATTTTTCATCCTCGTCTACTAAAGCATAAAGAAACTTAGGATTCTTCCCAGCATCCCCTAAAGAAGGTGCTATTTTATCTGAATTACTCTTTAAAGTTTTATAGATTAAATAATCTTTAGGATTACTTAAGTCTAATCGTAAATCAGTGTCATTAAGTATAACTTTAGCTGCTTTACTTCTCCAGTAGTTCTTCTCAGTTTTGTAAGGAGATAAATCTCCTATTTCAAAAGCCATACCAGATAATCTTTTATTTTCAAAGAACTCTATTTCTTCTGCCGTAAGTGGACAATCTATTACAGATGTTCCTTTTACATTCCTAGGGCAGAATTCTATTGTTGCCCCAGGAAGTAAAAAGAAACCTATGTGATTTGGGTCTTTAACTGCACCCCGTGCTCTCTTAAGTGGTGTTACAGTTACGATCTTCTTAGGTAATCTAAACTGTTTTTCTTGTACTACTTCCTCTATGTTCTCCATACATTTTAAAGTGTTAGTTAATTATTAATTGTTAATTTTTGTAATTCTATCCGTTGTAGATGAAATGTGCAGTCTTAGAAGGATCTGTTACCATTACACCACCTTGATAGAATTTGTGCTCTTCCCACGCATCTTTAGCAGATGAGATTTGTTTAGGAGCAGCTCCTGAAGGAGAGAAAGGATCTCTTAGTCCTGCAATGTAAGCATGTGTAATATAGTTTTGACCTTTAACAGCTACTTTCTTGATATTAGCTTTCTCATCTTGAGTACCTAAATCATAGATATCATATCTGTAAGATTCTGTCACACCACCGTCTGGGTGCATTAATTTATTTCTATTTCTATTATCGTAAACTGAATCCACAGATAATTTGAACTCAATCATGTTAGGACCCATGTATTCTACAAATTGTCCACCATAACCCATTCCTTTTTTAGCATACTCAGTTTGAGCATTGTAAATTCTAGAAGTTTCTCTAGTAGGAGTGAATAATTGAGAGAAGTTTTCTAAAGACTTGTGGAATTGGAAAGCACCTCTTTCACCAGTTCTAGCCATAAACTTTCTTTGGTCCATTGCTAACTTACCTTCTGATAAATCCATTAATCTAGAAGACAAAGCTTCAATATCAAAAGTAGTATAGAATGAAGTATTAGAAGCTTCACACTGTTCTCTTAAACCTGAACCCTCAACGATAGAATATCCTGATTTACCTTTTTGTAAGTAATCTCCATTAGAAGCTCTATTAGCAGTACCAAACATTAACAAACGGTTGATATCTTCTCTAAAAGATCTATCCAACATGAAAGACTCATAAGACTGCCACATTTGGAAAGGCTTACCAGCGTTATCTAAAATAACTGTACCCATCTTACGATTAGATAAGTTACCTGGAGTTTTCTTTTCAATTCTAATTTGAGAGAAAGCATTTCTCATAGAAATGAAAGACTTGTGTTTTAATTGTCTACCTCTTTCTGACATAGTTCTTTCTACAGGAGCATATTCAGAACTGAATAACTGACCTCCAGAAATCTCATCGTAAGGAATGAACATAGTATTATCACCTGTAAGTAACTCACAAGTATATACTGTATTAGTACCTTCTGCAGTAGCAAATTTAATTAAGATTGGATAAGCTTCATTTTGCTCACCTACAATTTTCTCACCTTCAGAGAACCAGTCTTTAGCAAACACTAAATCAAATTCTGTGTTAGCTAGACCAGCTTGAGAGGCACCTGTAACTGCTGTACCTGAAACTCTAGCTTCAACTAGTGGTAAATTGTCAATAGCTTGAGACTCTAATTCCCATGTGTAGTCTAAATCAGACTCAAATTCTTGAGTAGGATATTTAGATAACAATCCTTCTAAATCATCTCCAAAATAATTTTGTTGAATCTTAGTGATTATATTAGACACCTTTTGAGGAGCTTGTTGCCATAATGCACCTAAATGGTTCTCAGTGGTTAAACCTTTCCAAGAACTGGCGTCTGTCATTTGTAATGGACTTATTTTCATTTTTTATTTTATATTTAATTGGGTTTATTACTTAATTATAGATTAAGAGTATCTATAGCAGCTAAAGTACCTTTTAAAGTTGTACTTGAAACTCCTGAAGATTTTGTCTTCCCTGATCCTAGTTGAGTAGTAGCTAACTTATCTTCTAGTTCTTTTAAGACATTACTCTTAGTCGTAGCTTTAAGACTTGAGAAATCACTGAAACCTTTTGTTACTGTGAATAAGTAGTTTAGCTTAATTTCTAAACCTTCTCTGTCTTTTTGTAAAGCAGCCCCTAACGCATTCAATGGATTACCATATTCATCGTAAGCTACTACTTTTGTCATGTTATCAAAAACTTCTGTTTTAACTCTATCATTTAGAGGAAGTCCAGGTACTATAACATCTGTCTTTAAAATTGTATCTTTAATCTTAGATAGATTAGCCTGATACTCTTTTTCAAAGTTCTTAGCTTCTTCAGCTTTTTGTGCATTAAGATTCTTAATCTTATCTGCCTCTAAAGTTTTAAGATTATTAAGAGCTTCTTTAGAATCTTCTAAATCTTCTCCTAGTTCTACACTTCTCTTAGCTAACTTTTCTGCTTTAGATTTCTCAAAGCCTTTTGCTAGAAAGTCCTGTGTAATCAGATTTAATCTTAAATCTTCATTTTCCTCTAGACTATCTTCTGTAATCTTATTAAAACTATCTAAAGTTTTAAGACTACTTAATACAGTCTCTTCTGGAATACCATTTCTAATAGATTCTAGATAGGTACGTTGTTGTTCACTTAAGTCTTTAAATTCATTCTCCTTAATTGTTCTAGCTATAAGCTTTGCTAAATCATCAAATGATTCAACCTTATCTTTCTCGTTAAGAGAAATGAGACCTTCTTCTGAAAGAGCTAGAGCAAAAGTATTATATGGAGAAGAAGAGGACTCTGTAGAAGAAGGCTCATCTATCTCTGTATCACTATTGTCACTATTGTTTAAGAACTCTGTAAGGTCTATAGTGCCTTCTTCCTCCTCATTAGTTTCTTTAGTAGCTGCTGGTTCTGCAGATTCTTCAGTCCCTTCTGGACCGTCGGTGTTAATTTCTATACCCTCACCTTCGGTATTAATCTCTATTTCTTGACTATCCTCCTGTGAATCAAATTCCACATTATCAAATAAATTCTCCATATTTATTTTTTTAGTTAATTACAATATTAAAAACTATTATTGACTTTTCAGGGGTATGTATACTACTAATTTTAGTATTAGTTGGGTGTACTATAGCCCTTTATGCTTTTGCTTTATTTTTACTAGAGATCCTAACTTTTTCTAAATCTGCTTTAATCTTCTCTAGAGTTAGTTTAGTCTCTAACTCTCTGTCTTTCTGGTTCTCAGTAGTTTCATGAGCGTTAGCTAATTTTAATTTCTCTAATTCTATATTATCTTCTATACCATCCCCATCAGCATCTAACCCTTTATTAAAGACTCCAATTCCAGCTTTAATGTTTTCTATAGTAATAGCTTTCTCAAGTTCCTTATCCATCTTAGCAAAGTCATGATCTCTGTCCTTTTGCTTCTCTTCGGCAACAGCTTTAAGTTGTTGTTCTTGAAGTTGACCTTGCATCTCTTGATTCTTCTGGTCCCTCTCTATCTTATCTGATTCTGATTTCTCAATCTTACGTCTAATACTAGTTAAAGAATCTGTAGTATAAATATCCATTAACTGACTAAAGTTTAATTTATCATTTTGAATACCTGCATGAGCAAGACTCTTAAGTTCTTGAAGAACTACTGCATCTAAACCTCCATCAGTAATAGTAATGTCAAAATCAATCTCTTTAAGATCTTCTCCATTAATAGTTACCATATGAGTAGACATATCATCTAGAACAAATTGTAGTTTTCTGTTCTTAGAATTTTTCCATGCTATCTTAGCAGTTTCTAATCCTATCTCTAAACATCTTCTTTTAACATCAGCATGTTCTGCAAACCAGTATTCAGTAATATGACTAGATTGACTTACAGCTCTCTCAACATTACCTACTAGTTCATTAGAGGATACTTGTCCCTGTCTCTGTGCAGAAACACCTGCTATTTCTCCTACTTCTTGTTTAATGTATGCCATTAGGTTCATATAAAGCTGGATAGTGTTACCCATTTCCATATCTATTACAGGGGCATTCTGATTCATGGCACCTGCTAATTTACCCATAGCAGCTCCTTTAGTTCCTTCATTAAATAAATCTACAGGAGCAATCTTCATGTATTTAGCATAGCTAATCCATTTATCAACTTCCCAACCTGCAGGTATTTCATGTAGAGGCATTCTCATAATCTTACCCCAGTTAGTAGCAATAGCTAATTCTGTGTTATACATTAGAGAATTGTACATATATTGATAAGGTTTCATTCTGTCCATTAAAGACATTCCCTTATTATCATTTGTGTTATAGACGGTACCTACTATTCCTGGATGACATAAAGAGGGATTCTCCATGTTTCTAAATTGAATAGGTCTAGGTTGCATCTTAACAAATATTCCTTCATCTGTAGAAGCTGTTACACCTCCTCCAATCTTATGTCCTTCCCACCATTCAGATACCCATAGTATTTTTTCTTCTTCACCTGCATCCTTATTAATAGTATAATTCTCAGGCATTAACTCATATTGCTCTTCACCATACTCATCAAAGAATTTTACTTTCTTCATTTTACGCATGGATTTCCAATAAACTTTAAGTACTCTAATGTTACCATTTAGATCTATAGGAGAAGCAAATTCTTTTACTCCCATTTCAAATACTGCAGTATCTATCTTTACAGTTAGTTCTGCAGCATCAATGATCATGTCTGGATAATTATTAGCAGGAGTCCCGTTCTTAGCTAATTCCTCAATTTTAGTGATATCAATTGGGGAGAGGTATTCATGATATTCATCTATAATTTTTCCAGGAGGGTAATAACTATCTATAACAATAATTTCAGAATCTTCTATATAAGGAGATTCTCCTGATCTTTGTGTATAGACATTGAGAGGATTATGCTTGATAAAAACAGGTTCTCCTGCAATAATATCCCATTGATAAATTTCTTCTGCTGATAATAAAGCATCCTTAAATCCTTTATCCCACTTAGATTTCATTCTTTGTTTTTCGTAGAGGTGCTTAAGGATCCATGTCCCTGTAACCTCTTTCATATCTTGAAACTCGTAAGTCTTATATTTCTGAAACTCTTCTAATCTCTTATTAAGTTCTTCCTCATTAACTGCTTCTTTTTGGTAGAACTCTACTATAATAGAAGATAGTTGCTCTGCCAGTTGTTTCTCCTTACTGGAAATAGCATCATCATTAATAACTCTAACTCTCCAATCAAATTTTCTTTTAATCTCTTCTCCTATTAATAAATCAATTTTAGGATTAGTAATAGGGTAATTCTGCATCTTAGCAGGAGTATAGCTACTGTCTAATCCTAATGGGTCGATAATTTTAGATACATCATCTTTGTCTAGTATATCTGAATATAGATTATAATTAATCTGTTTATTCTTTTTACTCTTCCTTAGAGTATCATCACTAAACATTACTAAATTCTCTGCACCATTAATACAGTCCTTTCTCCATTGTTTACCCTTTTCATTAGAAGGTTTTTTCTGGGAAGGAAAGATGTTTGAATACTCCATGGATAAAAATTAATTTACAAAGATTATAGTTTATTTTTGATATATTAGCTATTCTATTCCTTTAATTTTA